TGCTTATGCTAATGCGTGGCTTGTACGAGAGTACAAAAAACGTGGTGGTACTTACCGAGTGGAGAAAAAACGTGGCAAAAAGTAGCCCAAATCCTAGAGCAAAGGGTGGTTTAACTCGTTGGTTTAAAGAAAATTGGGTTGATGTAAAAACTGGTAAGCCTTGTGGTCGTTCAAAAGGTGAAAAACGAGGATATCCTGCTTGTAGACCTAGTAAACGTATCTCAAGTAAGACACCTAAGACGGTTGGAGAGATGACTGCAGCAGAAAAAGCTAGGTTTAAGAGAGAAAAAACAGGTAGTAAGAAGATAACTTATCAACATAGACGTAAAAAGAAGAAAAAATAACTGTGAAAAACGCAGTTTCAAGGTAATATATTGTTATAAGTAAATTTT